AGATCAGGGCTTTCCGCTCGCTCAAGGGCGCCTGCTCGAAGTGGCTTTCAAAATTGCTGAAGAACTCAGCGACTTTCTTGGCGATAGTGTTATCGTAAGCCTCCTGCTCCTGTATCGCATTGCAACTGTTTCTTGCGTATTCCAGATCTTCCCTCTCTCGCTCAATTTCCTTTAGCCTGGCTGCGATCGTTTCCAGGTTGACCCCCAATTCACCCAGGGACAGTAGCGACTTCGTCCTCTGGTCAAGTTCCCGCGATTTCTCATCGATCGCTTTGAGGTTCTTCCCCTTGTTCTTAGAGCGGACGTGATAATATGCTTCTACCATTGCCAGGACATTTTGTTCTGTCGAAGACTCAAGAACAACCTTTTTGATCTCTGAGAGAACATCCCGCTCAAATCTGTCGGCGTCAATACTCATAAAATCGCAAACCGTGGGCCCCTTACTGACATTCCCGCTATCGACATACGTGCGGCGGACTTTCCTCTTCCCCGGAGATCCTGACTGCTGAGCCCGGCCGTTAAAGTTGAACCCACAGTGCGAACACTTAATAAGGCCAGAGAGTAGATACGGATTATCGAACCTCTTGCCAGCCAGTCTCCCTCTTTCTGAGTCCTGCTTGCTGGGGTTCGCAAGTACCCAGGTCTCTGCATCAATAATCGCCTCGTGTGCATTTTCGATGATCCGCCATTTTGATTGGTCGAATACGTAATGCCTCTTTGCCGCTTTACCGATGCCAATCTTCTTTAGTCGATCATATACCCGGGCGCCTCGATAAGCCGGGTTACGAATGATTGCTCCGATTGTACTGGAAGACCACCGCTGGTTTTTATCTCCCCATTTACCTTTACTAACACACGGGACATTTTCGGCATTCAAGGTTTTCGCGATCTTCGTATAGCCATACTTCAATCGGGCCCTCATATCGAAGATCCTTTTGATTACTTTGATTTCCGAGGGCTCACCGGGCTCCCAGACTGTATGTTCCTCTTTAGGACGTATCTGCTCGTAGACGGGGAGGCCTTTTGAGTTTATGACAGCGTTGCCTTCCTTATCACGGAGGACGCCAAGGATTCTCTTCTGTCCGGTTGCGACATGGATCGCCACCCTTCTGTATCCGTAGGGAGCAATTCCACCGGCAGAGTGTCCTTTGTTCACGGCGCTAACGCATCCATCATACGTTCTTTCTGATTTCTTAAGGGACTCCTGTTGAGACATGCCCCCTTCAAGCGCGCCTAACATTGAGTCAACTGCCTGATTGCCAGTTCTGGCCATCGTTCGAGCAATGACTACTTCAACTCCCGCGGTCTTCTTAAAGTGCATCTTGTAGTATATCCCCTCATTGGCTCCAGCTCTTCCCCAACGAGACTCATCAAGAACAAGGACTGTAGAAAAATTAGGTCGGGATTCAACTGCGGCCTTGAGCCTTGCAAACTCCGGTCGCTTGTCGAACGATGTCCCGCTTTTCCCCACATCAATATACCAATCACTGATCCAATACCCGTTCTTCTCCGCGTATTCCAGCAGAAGCGCCTTTTGCTGTTCGGGAGAGGTCTCGGCCTGCATATCGGTCGAACAACGGATATACCCGACGGCGATCTTCTTTCCTGAACCAGGTGCTGCAAAATTGTGAAGTGTTAAGTTCATTAGTCACTCACCTCTTCATCGTACTTTGGGACTCTTCTTTTTCTGTACGATGGTAACGCTGGGCCCTTTGGTAATCAAGGCAATTTCGGCATTTTGCCTGCGACACTCTTCTTCTCTAATTATCCATCCTGCAAGGAGTTGGGCGAGCGCGTGTTCGTCTGTCGCAGGCATTTCTCTTCCTTCTTCTATCTGGATTGATATTTTTTCGATCGGCTTGCTCAACTTCTCACCAGCCCCATTTATTCCACTTGTATGAATGTCCGATATTAGGCCTGTATCTCCCTGTTCGGGGGCCAACTCGGATAACAGGGGTTTCATCCTTCTTCACCTTCGATCGTTCTTCCAATCGCCTTGCAAGGTGCTCCATCGAGGGATTAAGAAGCTTCATGGCAGCCAGTGCATAGACCTCGCAGTCTAGTGCCTCATTCCTTCGTCCGGACTTTAACTCCCACACTTTGGTGGGAAAGCCTTTTGAGTATTTTGTGACATGCTTCTCTGATGTGAGCTGAAGAAAGTACTCTTCATTGCATTCCTGGCTGAAGTGCATATACCCTGTGCCTGGGTCTGTTATCTGGAGTCTGTCATAGATCAGCTCTTTGGCCGTATCGACACCAAGCGGGAAGACCAAAGCATGGTGCTTATTATTTTTAGTCGCTTTCCCTATAAATGTTCTGCCATAGCCTCCATACCCTTTCACCGCATAGATGCGCCTCCCTTTCCTTTTGCTGGTGTAATCATAGACACTTTGTGTGAAGTGGCCTCCGCTATCGATACAGGCCGCTGAGATCTCAAGCTTCACGCCGCACTCATGCAAAATGGGTGTTGTGAGGAAGTCGTCAAGCAAGGTCCACGTGTCAGGCCTCCCCGGGCTGCCGTAAAAGGTTTTGTAGCCGATAAACCAGCTTTCATCGTGCATTCCCCAGCCCTTGACCAGGCAGACAAGCCTATCATCCTGCACATCGACCCCCGCCGTTAAAAGCACCACACCCGTCGGGATCTTCTCATAATTCTCGATCCTTGCAGCCAATGACTCATTGCTAATGCTAAATGACTCTTCCTCCTGCCAACACTCTCCTAGCATTGTATTAACCCAGACTTTAAGCGTCTCAGGGCGCTTCTTTGCGCTCAAAAACTTCTGCACCACTTCCTGCCAGGTGATCCACGGGGAGTAGAGCGCATTCAGGTGAAAGCCTGCGTGTTTGGTGACCTCAGGATGTGTGGCTCTCCACTCTCCACTCCGGATCATTCTCGGCTTATCGCTTTCTGTGATTTTCGCTTGACATTTTTCACACTCGTAGTATGTCTCATCAAGATTATCCTTCGAAAACTTCACCTGAGACCACTTTAGCTCCTGGTATTCTTTGCAATTCGGGCAGGGGACGTAGTATTTCCTCTGGTCCGATTGATTATACTCCTGCTCGATTCTCGAGACCCCCTGAATGGTCGGCGTGGATGTCTGGACAAACTTCTTTCTGTAGGTATATGTCTCTGCCCGTTTCTTTGCCAAATCAACCGGATCTCCCTCTGTCCCCGCTGAAGGTGGGAAGCGGTCGACCTCATCCAAAACACCAATCATAATGGTCCTAGAGGCTAAGCCTGCAGGGCTATTTGCCCCTGCCATAGCGATATACCCGCCCGGGAAAGATTTCTCAAGGATCGTGTTATTTGTATCGCGCGTCTTTGCTTCCTTGACCTTATCCCTCAAGACCGGGGTGTCTCTAATCATCGGGGCAAAGTATTTCTTACTCCAGGCTTCAGCCATCTCGACTGTCGGATTGACCGAGAGTATCGGGCAAGGCTCGTTGTCGATATACCGGCCCAGGATATTGTTGATCACCTCTGTTTTACCTATCCTGGCTGCCGTCATAAGGGTCACAGTTTCGATATTTTTGTCTGTGATGGCATCCATCATCCCCCGTTGGTATTCAGCTCTCGAGGTGCGCCATTTCCCGGGCTCTGCGCAGCTCTCGGAGGACAAGATCCTTTCCTTATCCGCCCACTCGCTTACGCTTAGCTTTGGAGGAGGTGCGACCATTCTTAGGACGGAAGCGGCCAAAACGTTCACGTCTGCGAAGTGTAGAGGTGTCGATTTTCGTTTGACTGAGATCAAGTAAGGCCTCCTGTATTTCTGTTTCCAAGATGAGTTGGGCTTCGTTTGGGTCTTTACAGTTAATGATCTGTGGGGCAAGTTTCGTCGGAATGAGCATCATCTTCGTCCTGAATGTCACGGCGATCTTCTGCCACAGCTCCACTGCGACATCGATTTCAATGAGCTCTGCGCAAGCAACCGAAAGCTCTAATTCCCTCAAGTCGGCCGTTGCAATAATGAGCCGCTGTCTTCCCTGAGCTTCACTCTCTGTGCCGCGCGAAGCTTCCTTTATCCGCTCGTTCAAGTAATCGATATACCAGTGGACGCATTTGACCAAATCGTACTCGCCTCTTGAGATCCGCGGCATCCCGTGGTCTTTCACGTGGCGGTTGATCATCTGCGGCGTGAGCTTCAGGACATTCGATAACTGCTCAAGGTTTGCATAGGTCATAATCTTTCGCCCCACTCTGTCTTCTGGCCGTTCAGTGTGATTTCTTTGTTCTTCGAGTATTTCACATAGCGCTCCACGATCGTGTCGCAGTTTATTGGGTCTAGCTCCATCGTGAAGCAGCGGCGGCCTGATTTCTCCGCTGCAATCAAGGTCGTCCCGCTCCCGCCAAAGGGATCAACTACTAGCTCTCCCTTCTCTGTCGTTATCTCTATCGCCTTCAGTGGCAGTTCCACCGGGAAAGCTGCCCTTAGCTTCTCGGACTGGGAACGGAACGTGTCGACTCGCCAATAGTTCGTGATCCCGCGCTTGGTTTTCTTAATAAATGGGACTCTCTTTGTGCCAAAGACACCGATATGGTCGACATAGTGGATATTCTCGGCACTCTCGTTTAAGACCAGTATATGCTCGTACTGCCTTGTGAGTTGCTCTGAAAGTGGCATCCCGTGCCCCTTATCCCAAACGATATCCTCCAGGAAGACTAATCCAGTATTCCTCACAAACTGACTGAAGACCTCAATAAAGCTTGCACCGCTGTTGCGGTTATATGACATATTCCAGAAGACAAATCCCTCTTTGGTTAGTGCCTGCTTCCAGTTCATTAACACCTGGATATTGAAGACGATAAAGTCCGAGTTGTTCCTATTGTCCTGGTAGCCTGCGTAGAGACCGGCCTTCATGTTGTACGGGGGGCTTGTGAAAATGAGTCTGGCCTTCTCTTCCCCTGCAAGCTTAAGCAAGTTCTCTCTGATCGTTGTATCACCGCAAAGAAGCCTGTGGCGACCGAGCTCGTACTGGTCCCCTGGCTTCGTTCTGACTTCTTTTGGCGCGTCCGGTATATCGTCCTCTCCGACTTCAGGCGAGAGAAGCTCAGATACTGGCAACTCCTTCTCCTCAAAGCCCCAGTCGATCAAGTCCGCACTTTCAAAATTCTTGAGCAGTGTCTCCCAGTCCCACTCGCCGACATTCCTATTCAAGCGGATATTGAGTTCCTTCTCCCGCTCCAAAGGAAGATTCACCTCGACGCAGGGGAATTCCTTCAACCCTAGCTCTTTGGCGACTTTAAGCCTCTGGTGCCCGCCGATAACGACATTCAGCCTCTCAGGATTGATGTTGACTACGGCCGGCTCCACAACGCCGAAGCCCTGCAATGACGCCTTCAAATCATCGAATTGTTTCCGAGAAAGCTTCCTCGGATTGTAGTTTCCTAAGACGAGCTCGGAAATGGCTTTATTGATCAAATTCATGCGTTTTTACCCAAATGAAATGAAACACCCTTTTTTGTACATGCCGCCTGACCCCCTTTTGCGCTCGCTTCGCACCCGCAACCAACCCCAGTGGAAGGACCCATAACAAGTTGAGTTATAAAATGATGCGAGACTTTCGTGCGTTCAGTTTTTCTTTTCATGCGCGATCATTTGCTCACCTCAATCACAACAGCTTGTTTCATATCGCTCGTTGTATTTGTGGCGCCATTGGTAATACTTTCTCCGATACATTCTTTATCTTCTCTTCGTTCTCCTTTAGCTGAGCCGCATACTCAGGCTTAAACTGGACGTGCATCACTCCTTCAACCTCAACTTTATCGTAGCTCCCTTCTATCGAGGTAGCACTTTTGAGATATCGAGTAATGGTTTGCTGGCTGCCGTCAATCTTCGCTGCTCCACCATCTACAAGAACATCCCACCTCATCATTCCCTGCTCCATTATTTTATCGAATAACCATTGATTAAAAATGGGTCTACACCGCTCACTCTTCGCAAACTCTGCCGAACATTCTTTCAAATTCAGATCCTCGATCTTTCTTTCTCTCTCAGGCGACTTCTTTCTGCCCGGGCCTCTCGGATTTTTCATGTTGTTGTGG